TACTCCGGTAGTTGTTATAGGATTTGGGCTAACTGTTATGCCTGTACCTGCTGAAATTGAGGTTAAACTTCCCGATCCACTTCCACCAGCTCCACCACCACGCGGAAAAATCACCGTGTAATTTTCACCTGCTTTATAAGATGATGGGGATATAACTACGCTTGTTTTTGTTGGTACTGTATATTGATTTGGCATTAATATTTGACCATTTCTATAAACTTGTAAAGAGGTAGTATCATTTACAACTAATGTATCTGTCTGTGTCCAAGTCAAAGTTGAGGATGAAACATTCCTAAATTCTTGCCTTGCATAAAATCTTCCCGTTGTATCTGCGTAGGCTTTGGTTGCGTAATTAGCAAGCATCGAAGCCGTGTCACTTACTAAAAGTGTTGCCGTTGTGTCGCGCCATAATCCACCAGAATAATATAAAGAAGCCTTGTCAACTGGTGAAGTTATACGTACATCATGAAGCTCGTCTAATTCCTGCCCGTTGCGAATTTTGACAAATAATTCTCCAGAACCAGCGTTGCTTTTGACACAAACACCGATGTAAACCGTGTGTTGTGGCGCTTGAGGTTTTGTAGATGTTAAACCACCTGCCACCGTTGGCGATAAATAAACCGCTGAATCCTCAACTAAGGCTGATGTATTTAATCCTGTTATTAATCCCTCTGTTATAATGTATCCGCTTTGATTGTCTGCAATACTCTCCGCAACAATGCCAAAAGTATTAGCTGAAAAAGCATCACTAACCGCCAAGCCTTTAGCAACGGTTATTCTATTTCCCTGACTTCCTGATAAATAAACAGCCGTTCCTTTTGTCAATGTTGCGCCTGTTCTGTTATTTACCCTTTGATGTAATTGTTGCCCGATAACATTGGTCACTAAACCACCTTTTAAACCTTGTATTAAACTTCCCTGGGTGTCATTATATTCCACTTCTCCCACTCCAACGGTTCCATCTTTTGCCGTGTTAAAAGTAATGGAATCAAAAGGCATGGTTAAGCCTCCTCCTGCACCACTTATTAAATTCCAAACGTTGGAAGTAAAGTCAAAGGAATATATTTTAAGGTTGACGGTATCAAGAATGATCCATGCGTTTTGGTTGTTTATCGGTTGAATGGAAGCCGTGTCCGATATTGAACCGCGCCAAGTCAGCCCGTCGCCAGTCGTCTGGAAACCAAGGCGTTGTTTGTTTGAGGTTGTTGGGTATTGAGCAATAGCAAAAGTAGAAGCAATAATAATTAAAGCCATTGATAGTCCTTGCCGTTTATTGCCTACTTTGTCAATAGCTTTGCCTATAAACTTTCTGGCTATTCCCATGACTAATTCATTAGCTAAAACTTTGGCAATATTTCCAACGGCTTTTAAAAACTTTCTTTCTTTTTTTGGTTTAATTTCTTCCATTATACGATTATAAAAAATATGACATAATTAGAACCATCATAATGAGTAGATGAATCAATAGTTACAATCGAACCAGCAACGGTAAATTGTGAGCTGATAAGTTCCTGACCATTTTGGAAAATCAATAATTGTTCAAGATTTGAAGGCAATACTCCACTGTTTTTAGTAACGGTTAAAACATTGGTAAAGCTATTTAGAAAAGATTCTTTAAACACTTTTGTAACGCTACTATTTTGAGTATTTGGTTCGCTATTTGTTGGTGTTGTGGATCCAGTTCCTGCCACGCCCCCAGGCGAATGATTTGGCGTTCTTCCTGAATCAAAATCTAAACCCCTAAATAATACTGTTTTTTCCGTGTATGGCATTATGACTGGTCTATAATTTCAATAAATGTACCTTGAACTATATCGCTTTTCAACTCTAATGTAGCGGTTTCCATGATAAATTTTACTCCATTATTTTCAATAGCTATATGAGGATACCAAGGATTATCATTATCTAGTATTTGAAAAGCCATACTAAGCATTTTTCTAACTGGGAATAACTGACCCTTAATAATTTCATTTACCAATAGTTGATTAATGTTTTTCCCATCACCTATATTTTTAACCCTCCATCCGGTGCCGTCGGTTATTTGCCACGTGTTACTATCGTTTTTTACTCTTATCGCTCCGGGAGAACCTAATGAAGGACCATCACCAATAAACACCCTTTTTTTAACGCTTATACTACTTGTATCATTGTTGAATGAGCCATACACAATGACATCATTTTGACCTCCTAAATTTCCAGCCGCTAAATGTTCCATGAATAAATTTCCCAATTCATAAAATTTAAGGTAGCTTGTTAGTAAATCAGTGCCCGTAGCTGTTTGGATTCTGCTTATTAAAAATCTTACACCTACATCCCCACTTTCAGGCATTGTTGGCGTTGTCCAATTTACAATAATATTATCAACTGTACCACCTGCAGCAGGTAAAGTAGTCGCTCCGCCCGGTATAATAAATTTATAATAGCTAAATGTTTGCTCCCAACTTTGGGCAGTAAAGGTATGCTGAAAGCCATTATAAGTTATATCCCTTTTTAGCCAATATTTTACATGATTGATTTTAACGTAATTAATTTTTCCGTTAAATGTGCCACTAGGGTCAAACGTTAATTGTTGCGTTGAAATACAAACAATTCTTTCATAATATTCTCCTGTAGTTGTAATGCTAAAAGTATCACCACCCATTTTTAAAACAAGCGTTCCATTTGTAACCTCAATACCAAAAGATACATAATAAGTCGCACCATTTGTAGGAGTAAAATTAGTGTAAACCAAATCGCCCGTTGCGTTGGTTGCTTTTGCATGACCTAAAGCTGCTCCGCCACCATCGGAAAAAGTCCATCCGCTGCCTAATGTCCAAGTAGTTATTTCAGGTGAACGATTGGCAGTTAAAAAATCTATTAATGGCACGACGATAGGTCGTAGCTCAATAACAAAAGAACCTTCTACTATATGTTCTGCAATCGTACTGGAACCTACCTGACTATCTCTATATTTCATTACCGAAGTAAATGTTATAGTAGCTTCATCATTATTATAATCTAAATCCTTTGAGTTGAAAAACTCCGTGTTTAGGTTATTAAATATTTTACCTGACAATAAATTTACAGATGCAATGTGTTCGTACTCAATATCCAAATCCTTTATATGCCCGTAATATCCCCATTTACCTCCGCTAAAACGAAGCATTTTATTTGTTTCGGAATAGTTATCATTTTCAATACTTGATTGAAAACTACTTTGCTGCAATAAAGTAGATGTTAAATAATAAATATTGATTGTAACGGCTGAATCTAAATAAGTATTTGGCTGAACCATAAAGAATTTCCTATCTGAAAAAAAGAACCTTAATCCCAATGGAACCATCATTCTTTTTAAAACATCATAGCACTTCATGTAGGTATAATTACCCTTACTATCTACGGTGTAAAAAACCTTATGATTAACCCTCATTCTAAGAAGTGGGTCTATAGAACTATCATACGTCCATGAATCCTCATGCCATTGAAACGCGCTAGCCAAAACGCCTATAGATGTGCCATAAATTGATTGAACGTAGGTAAGTTTTTGTAAGCAATTATTTACATGATTTATAATTGTATCGTCACCCTGGTAAACATCGCTTCCGTCTGGCTTATAATCAATTCCTTTTAACCACCCTATGCCATCAATAGCATTTATGGTGTAATTATATCCCATCTCTAAAGGAATGTCATCAAATTCAATTAAATCCGCAAGAATATAGCCATACCAATAAAAGTTTGGTGTATCGGACGTGTCGTAACCTATTAATTGAATAGTAAATCTACCTTCTGGTGCCGTTAAAAAGTCGGTTAATAATAATTGTTTTTGTTCTGTGTCAATTATATAAGTGAACTTAAAATTACTTCCTATTATTGGTGCGTATCTTTCTAAACCGTTTTCGACATCGGCTTGCCATTCTATTTGCGCTCCCGTAACATCTATATCGTATGTCATTCCTGAAAAGGTACTGTCATCTATTACTAAGTAATATTTACGACCTTTTTCTGAATAAAATGTAGATGTATATCTTGCAGCCATTATCTTATTCTTGAATTAATATTTCTAGCTTTTTCCATGATTACAAGTAAATCACTTCCAGCCACTCTGGTCGTTAAAATGTAAGGTGATCCGCCACCGTCTAACATTCCCTTTAATTTTGATAAAGGTGCAATTACTTCCGGGTCAACTCTTGCATTTCGGTTATCTCCTACAGTTGCCATAGTTGGGCCGTACGCCAAACCACCTTGTGCAAGTTTTGGAGGAGCAACTTTATTAAGCATTGTATTAAATAAAACGGCTGCACCTGCACCAGCCGCACCTGCTACGGCTAAAGCACCGGGCCCTAAAGTTTTGCTTAACGGTCCGCCTAATATACCTTTTATAATACCTGCTACACCTTCTTTTATGTATGCGCTAATAATCATTCTAGCGGCTTGCATGGCTGCGCTACCTAGCTTCTTCATATCAGTTTCACCTTGCACCGCTAAATTAGCAAAAGCATCTGTTGCCGCAACTAATGCGCTTGTCATTGTGTTTCCAAAACTCATCATTTGAGCTTCAGTAGATACAAAAGAATTTTTTACTTCTTCGTTTGTTTCTTTTAATCTTTGATTACTTGCAGATGCTGTATCTAATTTTATAGCCAATAAATCTAAGGTAGGTAACATATTTGTTATGCCTGTAGATTGAGCCGTAATTGCAGTTACGGGACTTGCACCACCTCCACTGCCTCCGACTGTCGTTGTGGTTGTTGGTTCTATTATATTTTCAGGTACAACGGCACCTCCTTTGCCTTCTGATTTTGAAGTAGCTACAAATAAGCTTTTAAATTTACCTTTAAGACTGTCGACTGTTTCTCCTATCGTTTTAAATTCCGCTGCTACTATTCTTTGTTCTTCCTGATATTTTGTCATACCAGATAAATCAAATAATTGAACACCTAAAAACTTTTGAAGTGTATCTAATTTACCGACAATAAAAGTAACTCCCTGCATTACGGAGTTTTTAATATTTATCCAAATATTTTTAAAATTATCGCTAAATGCCTTCCAATTATCGTAAACATACAAAGCAATGGCACCAACGGCAGCTATGGCAGTAACAACAGCAAGAATAACAGGATTAGCAAGAATAGATGCAAAAGCCGAAGATATAGCAGTACTCATTAAAATAATAGTAGTTCTAATCAATCGTATAGTTCCAGCAAGTGCCCCAAACGTTGTTATTAATTTACCCACTATAAATATTGCTGGCCCAATAGCTGCCACAATTAAAGCAGTTTTTACGATAAATTCTTGAGTGGCAGGATTAAGACCTTTAAAACCCTCTACTAAATAATTTATTTTTTCAGATAAAACGGTAAATACTGCCTCTAAATTTAAACTATTATTAATAGCTTTTCCAAGTTCCGCAAGACTATTGGTAACGTTATCTTTTAAATTATCAAAAGCATTACCTAAGCCTCCGTTTGCTCTTTCTAAATTACTTAAAGCACCTACAGACCTTTGTATAAATTCTTCACTACTTATTCCCAGCTCCCTTATTCCTTCGGCAGTAACTACGCCAAATTCCTCTTTCATTACACGAGCAAACTCTGGAAGCCTTTCTTTAATCTGATTAAGATCCTCTTGCGTAACTTTTCCGACGGCACTAATTTGAGACAATGCTAAAACCACTCCATCAAATTGTTCCGCTCCACCTCCTGCCCTTGCTACAGCATTACCAAATTGTGTAATAGTTTCGCGAGCAGCGTCTGCACTCATTCCTACACTTTGTAATGAAGCCGAAGCCTTAACCACTTCCGGCAAAGCAAGACCAGGATTTTCAGCAACCTTTCGTAATTTTTCTAATTCAATCGCTGCCCCTTCGCTACTTCCCATAATGGCAATTAAACCATTTTGCAGTTTTTCCATATCCGCAAAAGATTTTAAAGCAGCCGCACCGACGCCAATAATAGGCAATGTTAATGACTGGGTTAAAGTTGAACCAAGATTAGACATATTTTGTCCAAATCTCGTCATAGATTTTTCTACCTTACCTAACTCTTTATCGAGATTAGTGGTATCAATACCCAGCTTTAAAAGTAATTTACCTATTGCCATTATGCTTCTTTATCCCATTTGTCAAATATTGTTTTGTCAGTATTTGTCAAACTTCTTTTAGTTTCTTTTTTTGTAGGATTTTCCCATGGAAATTCGATTAAATCTTTAGGCTTTAAACTTTTTCCTTTTGCTGTATGGACATTTAGTAAAAGTGTTGTTTGCCATCTAATTCGTTCCCATTCTGTTTGCTCCTGTTGTTCAAATTGATTGTTATAACCTTGCATAGATATAACAACTTCTTTAAAACTCATTTCATAATATTGCGAAGGAGGAAATCTTAAAACTCCGAAACAAAAGCGTTCGATGTGTTCAAGTGTGAGTTCTCCGCCTTCGCCACTACGTTTTTTTGGCTCTCATCTTCTGGAGGTGAAATCTCGTTTGAAATCATTTCCATTATACGAGTTATACCACCCATATCAGTGTCGACTAAATCGCAGAATGATTGTAAAGTATAAGGGCATTTTTCGCCTTTAGCTTTGTAACCGTTTTCGACACCTGCAAAAGCAAGTTCAAGGGCTAATAAAAGATCTTCTCCTAAAAGGGAAAGGTCACTTAATTTAAGTTTCCTCTCCCTTAGAAATGTACCTAACACATACATACCAAATTTAATCGGTATGGATGTGTTGGCTATTGTTATTGTTTTCATGTGTTAGGATTTTAAAATTATGCTTTAACTGTCTTTGTAATTGCACCAGTCACCTCAAAGGATGCTGAATAGCTAACATTTTCTTCCACACCTGCGTTAAGGTCTAAGGATGTACAAATGGCTTTCATAGTGTACACATTATCACCAACAACGTCTG